AATTCAACCAGCTCTACGGGGTAGAAGAAGAGGAATCCGGTCAAGAAATTGCAAGTATGCTGGGTGCAAGATAGGCGAAGCCGCGAGGCTTTGCCTTTTTTGATGCCCAAAATCATATAAACTGCAAGTAACCGATTTGGAATGCAAAATGGCTACTGTAGACATCAAAAATGCGGTAAAGGCTGGTATGCTGGAGGCTTTGGCCGAACAAGAGGCCGCAAAGGCTCACCAAAATCTTGTGGATTTCCACGAGGAGCATAACAGTGCGCCTAAAGCCGACCCGATGGCTGCGGTCATTGAAAACCAAGCATCGATTATAGAACTGTTCAAGCAGTTCAACGAACGGACTAGCGGAATCGGAAATGCCGCTACGGCTCAGGAAAATTACGGCCAGTCTGGGTTTGCCCAGCAAGCTATGGCGTCCAGCCAGAACAGTATGAGCCTCGGTAGCAACTTCACTGGCGATATGGTCGCCGGTAATGGTTCTATCAAGAACATCATTGTCAACCACGGTATAGTGGTCACCGACTCGTCTGGCGCGGTTCAAGGCGGAATCTCCAATATCGGAGCCGCACAGACTGCTTCGCCAGTGGCCGGGTCTGCAGCCGAGAACAATGAAAATATATCGTACAAGGCTGGACTCGCTGGGGACGAGACCGACCGCGTTCAAGCGAAGATTGATCACGAAGAGAGCAAGGCTTATCAAGAATACACGATGAAGCCGACTATGACCAAGCTTTCCCAAGCTCTGGACAAGTATCTGAACCAAGAAAACCAGCCACTGACTGTTTCTGACGAGTCCGGGTTTGGGCTGTCTAGCTTTCTTGGAACTCTTATTGGTGGTGCTATCGGTGCTCTGGGCGGTCTTGCTATCGGATGGATGCAAGGTCTCAAAGCTCAGTGGAGCAAGGTCGGTAAGGCGTTTGCAAATGTCTGGAAGGGTGCTACCAAGTGGATGAAGGACACGAAGCTTGGTAAGGCCATTGCGAATCTTGGGACAAAGTTTAAATCTACTATCAGCGGAATGACGCAGACCGTTGTAGGCAAGTTCAAGAGTATGACTTCTGCAGTGAAGGAAACTCTCGGCGGCCTAAAGTCCTCGTTCTTGAAGACGCTCTCCGGTTGGAAGGACGCTGTCAAGAACAGTGCCGTTGGAAAGGCCGCCAGTGCGGTCAAGGATAAGATTGGCGGTCTTTTCAGCAAAGCCAAGAGCCTAATCGGGTCGGCCAAGAACGCTGCCCAAGAAGGTAAGCTGCTGTCGTTTGTCGGCGCGAAACTCTCGAAGGTCGGAAAGGCGGCGGCAACTGCTTATGCCAAGTCTCCGGTCGGAAAGTTCACTAACGCCGCCATTTCGGCGGCCAAGTCCGCTGGCTCTGCTGCAGCGAAGATCGGACGTAAGCTACCCGTTATTTCTGGCGCGTTTAGCCTTGTTGACGGCGCAAAGAACACTTATGACGTTTGGAAGAAGGGTGGTAGCATTTCGGACATCACCTCGACGGCTCTTGCTGGTGCTACCGATGCCTTGATGAACACGCTCGCAGTGCCTGAAATTATCGGAACCGTCAAGGGTGCCGTTAATGGTGCGATGAAGAACGGCCTCAAGGGTGCGCTGAAGGGTGCCGGTTCCGGATTTATGAACGCTCACGACGCGAACGAAGTTTCTATCGGTCAAGCGTTCTCTGCCGAAATCGCTCACTTAGCTGGTAACGAGACTGAAACAACCAAGGCAATCCGTCGCGCAAGTATGTACGGTTTGACCAAGGATCAAGTCGGCCTTGTGAACATCAACGGAAACGCTGGTGGTTTTGGAACGGCTGCCGCTCTATATCAGGGAGACAAGAAACTTGCCGCCGGTTCTACCGCTAACTCGAATACGCCTACCGCGACTACTGGCGATAACGCTAACGGTAAGCGTGCAAACGAGAATGAAAAGAACAAGGAAACTGTCGAGGCGATGAAGGAAGCCTTTATCGAGGCTATGACAAGTGAAGAAGTTAAAACTGCTAACGCTGAACAGGCTAAGGCTACTGGCGAAGCGATTAACGGGTCGTTGTTGGGGTAACATATGGCTAAGAAGAACGAAGTCAAAAAGTATCAGAAGCGTGTAGGCCATACCTCTGGTAGGATGATCGAGAATCTACCGAAGCCTAACGTGGTGCGAATCCAAGTATTGGATGGTCCCGCTCGTCGTTCGTATATGGGCGGTTTCCAGAGCGTCCTTGATGAATTTAGAACTACGATGCAAGATGCGTGCGCCGAGGCAAGCCATTATAACTTGTATGAACCGTTCTATGGTATTCTGGATCAGAGCGCGGCTGCTGGTCCGAGTATCAACGTGACCGCATCTTGGAACCAGCCCAGCCAGAAGTCTGGTTTCTCGATGATGAACACGCTGCTTACCGGTGACGGTGCTGGCGGTCTAGTCGGTCTTGTTCCGTTTGCTGGGGCAACTTTGTCAAAGAAGACCAATACGGCTCTGCAGTCTATCGAAAAGCTGGCGTCCACCTCGATGTCGTTTGCTGGTATGAACAACAACTCGACTGGTAGTACGACCATTAAGCAGTTTACCAAGACTACCATCGGCGCGAATATGCCGCTCAAGTTCAAGTGGTATCTGCCTGAACAGGAACAGATGTGTCGAATTTCCATCAAGCGTTTGATTATGATGACCTATGTCCGTCCGATGGATATGGACTCGGCCACGATTATTAACGCCGCGATTAACGGCATTATGAACGCTGGCGGAAAGGCTCTTGACGCTGCCAAGGATGCAATCAAGGAAGTCGGAAACTTTGCTGCTGATACGGCGGCTGATAGCTGGGGAATCGTTACTGATAACGGTTCGACCGAGCAGAACAGAAACTTCTTGTTTGGGTCGGATATGAATGACGGCGGCGGTAACACCCAGTCGTCATCTGATGTCGATAAGTCCGAGGGAAGTTCTACTGGAACTAGAGGCCAGCGAGCGAAGGATTTGATGAAGAAAATCGCTGGTGGCGCGGTCAGTGCGTACAACAGCATCAATACTTATTTCGGTGGCGAAATTACGGCAAACCCCCTTCCGGTGCGAATCAGTGTCGGTCACTATTTGGACTTGGAACCGGTCGTGCTGACCTCGGTTAAGATTACCGCCTCGAAGGAACAATTTATTTCGAAGGACGGTACCCACTTGCCGCTTTGGGTTTCCGCCGACGTGAACTTTGATTACTGGATGCAGCCGGGTCCGACTAAGGACTTCCTCTCGTTCCTCGGTAGCGAAGTGTTTGACGAATGGGTCAAGCGCGGTGATTCCAAGACCGAAAAGAACCAATCCGCTGGCGGCATCACCAAGAAGAAGTAAGGAGGAATTATGGCGACAGCTGATGAAAAATTCCCTAGAATCCGCGACGACAAGTTTAATGTCGCTGGAATGTTCCATATTCCTTTGGTACAGAACGGTCGTCTTGACCGTGTTATTGGTGACCTTTACGGTACTCCTACGATGTACAAGGCATTTGCTGCGGCGAACGATATCCGGAATCCTATGCAGCTCCGTGGTACCATCCGAATCTCGTCCGAGGCCATCCACAACGAACTAGTTTTAAAGGGGTATAAGGGAAATGACCTTGTACAGGCCGAAAAGCAAGCTAACGAGGATGTGGTTCTTGGAAACCGAGACTGGATTGGCTACAGCGACCCGTTCAACGGTGTGATTACCGAAGCGGTTGGCGACGACAACTATGTTCTCCCTGACCCTAATAGCGTTGTGGCTTGGCATATGAAGTACAACGAAGTTGAAGAGGATGAATAATGGCAAGTGGACTTGGTACCAGTTTTAGCGTTACTGTGGTATTGAATGACCGTATTTTTGACGCTAACGACATAGATGAACTGTCGATGACAATTCCCATTAACGAATTGCCGTTTGGAACTGCTACGGTTCTTGTTACCAATTTGCCGGATTTTCAGATCGATAGCGGATGTTTCGGTAGGTTTGTGTTCCTAAACACTGGTTATCAAGGCGTTGACGGCAGCGGATTTACGTTTTTGATTACTTCGGCGACCCAGACGCTAGTCAATGAAGGAACTATTGCGGTCAAGTTTAATTGGAAGATGAACTCTCCGGACCTTATGAAAAAGACGACGGAGGCCATCAAGGGTTCTAGTCTCGATGCGATGATTGACATCTTGAAGTCGTACGAAGGCGTAGCACCATACCAGAATCTCATTGTCGGCGATGCGGCCAATCTTACCGATACGATGACTTGGCGTTATATCAACTGTAACCTAGTCGACAAGCTCCGCACGACCGTCGACCATTCCGCGATGGTTGGCGACTATATGTTCTGGACTTACGATATCGTGTCCCAGTGCATTCTTATATCCTCGTTGAATACGTCGAAGAAAGTCAGTACACCGATGGCTTGTATCTATTCTCAAGATGCAAGGACATCGACCGCAAGCTCTAGGTTTGTGGATTCTAACACCAAGAGCGAGGCTTGGCTGTATTACCAAGAGGAACGTATGTCCAACAAGGGTGAGAACCTTGCTGAATCGTTCCCGAACATCGTCCATTCGAGCGTGGACTCGAAGGGTAAGGCAGACGTGTCGAACTGCTACGGCGACTGCTACGATGCTCTTATGCAGCATTACGGAGCGATGAACGCAGAACAGACCGCCACCAAGTTTAATCTACCGGACACGAAGTCCGTTTACGGCGACATCAAGGTCATCAACAACTTCCCCGGCAATGTGCATAATTCTTATTGTATCGCCGAACAGATTCGCCTCCGTCACCTCACGGAATACTCCAAGCTGATGTCAATCGGCTTGACGAACTGTATCGGTCCCGCCGTTGGTAGTCGCGTGTATGTCTACTCGCTGAATCCAGCCAATGACGGCGGCACGAACGGTCCGGATATGTATTACACAGACGAATACATCGTTATTGCCAAGCGTATTAAGAAGGATACGACCGTTTCTGCTGGTGCATTGGGTTCGTCTCATTTCAACCAGCAGCCTGACCACTTGACTATTCTGACCTTGATTTCCAACCACGAAGGAACCCAAGGTTACGACCCGACGATGCAGAAGCTTGATGAAATTGCAAAGGCTTGTAAGATTGAAGCCGATAAGTTGAAGAAGTAGGTGCGATATGGGGATGTACAACAAGTTACCAGATGTCGATTACCTAGCTGTGGTTGTTCAGGGCAGCGTCGATACGATGCACCGTGGTGCCGTGATGGCTCGCGTTTTGGGCGTTACTGACGAATTGGACGATGAAGACCAGCCGTATTTCTATCCGGCGTTGAATAGTTCAATCCAGCAAGTCCCGCCGGTTGGATATTACTTGAGAGTCCGTTTCGAAGATGGCGATATCAACCGTGGTACTTACTACGGAATGTCGGCCACGCCTGATGTACTTCCTCCGGAGTTCGCTGACAATTACCCGGATGTGGCCGTTGGAAATCTGGGAGAGGACGGATTCTTCTACACGCATAATCGTCAGACTCATACCACGACAATCGTAAATCCCGGAAACAATTCTGGATTTGTCTGGGATGCCGCTGGTTTTATTACCTACGAGTCCAACGTCGCTCACGCGCAAGCTGGGCAAGGAGCCAAGGAAGGCGGTGGAGCTAACACCCACCACGTCCTTACCGAAGCCACGATAGACATTTTCACTTGTATGCCGGTAGGCGGTAACCGAGACAACACCGGTATCGGCCAAGGCAGTGAATACTTACAGATTTCTCACATTTCCCAGACGACCATCGATGCGTTCAACGGTCAGCCGCCGCAAGACGATACTTCGAAGTCTCCGGCTCTGTCCGAACCGTTCGACGACAATGTTCCTCACACCGATATCGTCAACAAGAGCGGCGAAACCGTTATGAAGGTTCCGCTTGAACGAACCGACAAGATGATTCAGAGAAATGGAAAGCAGATTAAGCGTATCTTGGTGTGCCATACTGAAGGAGAATGCTTCCCGGTTATGGCTAACAAGTTCACTACGACTGATACCAATGCCCACTTCTTGGTCGGTAAGGTTGCTGGCGACCCCGAAGTCCTTGGCGAAAACGGCAATAAGGATTCGCTCAAGAATAGCGGCCTTTACCAGTTCATCGACCTTGACAACGATGCTGGCGCATACAGCAACGCAACGATTGATGGCGATAAGGCCAACGTGGATGCCGTCGTCATTATGCTTGTGGGCGATGCTACCAGTGCTCCCACCTCCTATCAGATGGATGTTCTGGATAAACTGATTGTGCATATCCGTACAAAGGCGGATAACTTTGATATTCCGGTCGTTTCGCCGAACAGCTTCGACTTTCCGCAGAATCCGCGTGCGCTGATGCCGAACTTTAGTGCGGACGACTATAACGAGTAGGTAATTGTATGAGTGCTGCGTCAAACAAGAAAATGGATTGCGAGAAGCCTAGGAACGCCGCCAGTGCCGGTATGCAAGCGTCCGTCAATTCTGCGGTCGTTTCCACTCCTACCGCGAATACCTCGTCCCAGCTCGCCGGAGACTCCAGCTATCCGCTGAAGCCGTCGTTTTTGACCGGTGTTGACGGTATCGCCAATACGATTACCGGAGGCATCGAGAAGGCCGCCTCCGCTATGGACGCTACTACGAAGCGTATCAACAACGTCGACTGCAGCGATATGCTGTACGAGTACATAATGAGCAAGCTGCCGCCATTTACGGCGACGCTCATTAACGGAGCCTCTAAGGGTCTGGACAAGGCAGCGAACTTTGCTCACGGAATCACATCGGGCGCGTCTATCGGAAACTTGATCCGTAAGCCAGATTTCGTGAAGAACGTGTGTACATTTATCGAGATGTGGGGTGGAACCATAGACGGCTGGCTCGACGTGATTGTCAAGGCGGCGTTTGCATTGTTCAACAAGATCGATGCCGCTCGCGAGCGTCTGGAGAACGCGACTCTCGACTTTACCGAGGCCGTCCGTAACTGTGTCCTAGATGTCATTAACGCGATACAAGACAAGTTGAACGGCTTGCTGAATTTCACGATGGCGATCAACTGGGACGACCTTGGAAAGTATATGGCCAAGTGTCCTTGCTTGGCGAACGTAATCGCGTACTTGACTGGTTGTACCGAGGATGCCGATGGTAATCCGACTAAAGGCCGTCCTTGGGCTATAATCGCGTGCATCAATGAAAAGTTCTCGTTCCTTAACGTAGATGACTTGAAGTTTGGTCTTGACACGATGATTACGAAATATGTCAAGAATTTCATCAATGGTCTGTTTAATCTTATCGAGGCTTGGATTGTCTATGTCTATGACCTTGTCATCAAGCCGTTCCGATTCTTGATGAAGAAGTATGTCGAGTTGCTTACCAAGAAAATGAACGTGGACAAGTTCATAGATACGGTCGGTCCGTTTGAGTGTTTCTTCGTCTACACGGAGGAATACGAAAATGGAAAGAAGTATTACGGTATGTCTGCCATCGATATGATCAAGACTTACAAGGGATGGATTGGTTGTCTCGAAATTGCTTGTCCGAACCTTTCGGAAAAGATTAAGAACCGTACCAAGCAGATGTACAAGGACTTGCGCCTAGAGGACAAGTATTGGCGTCGTGCTATGGAAGCCGATATCTATACTTGCTGTCTGGCCACCGAGCTTGATGCGCCTACCGCCCGTGAGAGTGTTCTCCGCCAGCTGTACTTCGAGAATCCTTGGGATTGGCTGTTGTCTCTATTCAAGAAGGCCAAGAACAAGGACGACAATACCAGCGAGGCAGACGCGGAAGCCGAAGAATACGACGTTAGCCGTCCGTTCACTTTCGCCGACTTGCATCCGTCCGAGGGTTCGTCTCTTGGTGGAAGTATCAAGGACGCTATCAATTTCACGTACTCCGTCGAAACTGAAAACGAGGTGATGGCCGGACCCAAGAAGATTTCGAAGTTCGAGGAAAATACCTTGAAGAGTATTGTCGGCAGTATGTCGTCCCAGACCGATGACAACTACTACGTCGAGCATATGTACCAGCTCGTTCGGTTCTCGAACAATTATGCGACTTCGGAAGCATATATCCAGTATGTCTCTGATAAGCTGGATTCTATCGAGTCGCTGTCCGGTAATTATTCGTCTGGCGACAACGGTATGAACAATTCTAGCGTTCGCCAGCCGTACTATGTAGACAATCCGACTGGCTATCCGACGGCTGATGGTTCCGTGTCGACCCCGGCCATCGTCGCTACCTACACGGTGCCGAGCGATTTCGACCAGACCCGTTCGGAAAAGATATCCTACTTCCAGTTCACGCCGCAAGCGTCAGGTGAAACACTGGCAAACTACTACGCGAGAATGTACCAGTCAGCTGTGAGGTCGTAATGGCTCACAATTACTACAAAGATTGCCACAAGGGTACGTACACCCTGTTGCACCCGGAGAAGTATATGCCGAACGCTCCGCTCCCAAAGTACAAGTCGGAATGGGAGCAGAAGTTCTTCGTGCTTTGCGACATACATCCCCTTATAACGATGTGGGGGTATGAACCGCCTCCGATTTCCATTGCCTATATGTCGCCGAAGTACCAGAAGATTTCGATATACAAGCCTGACATTTATGTCGAAATCACCGATAAGGACACCCAACAGGTCACCAAATACCTTATCGAGATCAAACCGACCACCTATTCCGTGGTTCCAAAGATGCCGAAACCGCCTTCAAATAATGCTGACGAGGCTGCTTGGGCTAGGTATAGGAAGCGCAAGGTGTCGTTCGAGGCCAAGCTGATGGATGTTATGGTTAACCACGCCAAGTGGGCTGCAGCAGAAGAATGGTGCCGCTTGAGGGGGGTAAACTGGTTCATCGCGAACGAAAAGAATATGGGAAGATTGTTCCATTATGACGTTCGGCTCTAAAATGTAATAATTTAGGGTTTAATCAAGGATTGTACGGATTATGTCGTGCTGCAGTGATACTGTTGTCATTCACGGTGGATATGAGCCTCTGAGCCAGCGTCTCCTCAACTATGGGAAGGACGCTTATAGCGATGTCGTTTCTCGCCAGCGTGTGGTTATGTGGGTTTTCGTGTTTTACGACGAGAATGACCAGTGTCCGACTTGCAAGCAAGCTTTCAGCGATATGTTCGCGTGGTTCAACAAGTACCATCTGTTCGACGACCCTGTTCGCTGCGTTCGGACGGTCATTGAGCCGGAACCAGAGAAAAACCTTATCTACACCGACCTCGGTATGCACAAGCTCCCGGCGGTCGTGTTCTGTACTGATAAGGGTCTGATCTACGATATCGTGTTCGAGTTTCCGGGTCAGAAATGGCTTGAAGAGTACATCTTGCCGTACATCCAGAACGACGGAAAATTGGGATAATGGAATCAAAGGAAACGGTCTACATTATGGGCTACAGCCTCGACGCGGTAATCGAGGCTTTGAGACGCAATATGAATGGCGAGTCTGTTCACTTTTTGGCAACGGCCAAGCTCGGTGAACCCCTTGACCTTTTCAACGATATGCTGTCGAACCGCACGGTCGCGATCTTGAAGGTCGTGTCCCCTATCGACATCAACTATACGGAATATCATAACCCACGGTTCCTTTACATACCGTATGACCGGGTGCGCATCAAGAATACCAAGAACGGAATCATACAGTTTCCGCTTAACAAGAACTCGTTCGAGGACACCGACGAGTGGACTTCCATATGCGAGTCCTTCAAGAAAGACCCGGTCTATTCAGTTTTGATGGACAAGGGTAACTCTCCGTCTAAGCTGGTCAGCGCAATGAAGGCGCATATGCCTAGTACGTTCGTGGACACGTTCTGCAAGGCTATGGGCATCACGCGCTGGCGTGGAATCCAGTTGTCCCACTTGACAATGATCGGCTTCAACTACGAATATCCGTTCTCCTACCTAGACAGAGACTACCAAGAGACGTTCTATAAGCCCGATATGACTTACGAGGAAATCTGTACGCAGATGCTCGCCGTCGCCGGAATTCCGGTTACGCATATCAACGCCAAGGTTTGCTCGAAAATTATCCGTGACCGGGAGTTTACCGACCCTCTAATCATTATGGACAACCGTATCGACGGCTACCTCCGATATGTGTGCGGTCGTTTCGATAGAATCCGTATGTCGAGCGAACAGGTCAAGATGCCGCCGCAGCTGTCAACTGGCCGTAACGGGCTGTACTACACGCCGTACAGCACTGACTTCTGGGGTGTCGAGATACTGGGTGACAAGGCTTATAAGCTCAGTTCCGAGCTGGTCAATACGCTCTACGACGAGTTCATTTCCGAAATCCCGCTGAGTAGGACGAACGCCAAGCTTTATAACCAGTACGAGTCTATGGTGAAATTCTACGGGCCGAAGAAGATGCTCGATGTCCGCCAAAGAGTCGAAACTATGGTCAAATAAAAGAAACCCACACTGAGTGTGGGTCTTTTCATTAGTCGTCTTTCTTCTTAAATGTACGCATTCCGTAATCTGAATAGTATTCCGTCGGATTGAATGTCTCGTATGTAAATGCCTTCTTGGTGGCTTGGAGAGACTTATAAGTTTCCTCATAGAATGAATGGCGGAAGGTATTGTAGTCGGTTTTCTTTTCTAGCGCATTGGAGTCCGAACCGTCACGAGTATTGTCGCGAAGATATCGGAGCTGAGTCTTGAATGTTCCGTGGAAGCAGTTCGGGTATGCAAAGCTTACGCTGAACTTGTACGGATTGTTCTCGCTGAACCCTAGCTTCATATCCGGAGAATTTTTCAGTACGGCGGAGTTGAACTCGAACATTTGGTTCAATGCGATATCGGTGATGTACGGAGCCGTTTGGGTCGCCAGCTGGCCAGTACCACTACGCTGCATAGTCGTGGCTTCTGAATACACATCGATGGCCACGTTGATCTTGTGCCAAGTGCTCCTAGCCTTCAGGACGAGCGGACTGAACTGCACGTTGAACAAGGCGTTGAAGAACTGGTACCACATCATATACGGGTCGTCAACGATTTGAAGCTGTAAATCCTTCGGACCGGCGTCACCGGTAAGCAGAGGGTACTGCATCTGTTTCGTAGTATCGAGAGAACCGAATCGCATCGGGTTGGCAGTGTTACCCTTAACCGTCGCAGACTCGCAAGCCCAATACATATTGAGAACCTTGCTAGAACGGTCATAGAACATATCGAGCCAGTCGTTGAACGCCGCTTTCCAGTGAAGGTCACCGGTGTCCTTGAACGTCTTTGTGTTAGACAGCGTGTACTTGTCGGCGTATGCGTTCCTGTCCATCACGCGAAGAGCTTCCGAGACGTACTCGCCCCAGAATCCGACGTGATACTTGTTGAGCAAGTGTCCGCGAGCTGCCGCGTAGAACTTGTCCATATAGAAAGCGAGGTAAGCGTCGCCGGATGCCTTTCGGTTTAGCGGATCACCTATACCAGCGGACGTGCCGCGTTTATAGTTTGTAGCCATAGCTTACCTCTACTGGTTATAGTAACTGTCTGAACCGTAGGACACGCAGATAGCGTTCATCAGTTCGTTTGGGTCGGGCAGACGGATAATCCGCTGGATTTCGTACTTGATGCTCAAGTTGAAACTCACGGTCTGCAGAGTACCCGGCTTGAAGTTGAGAGGGGATATTGCCGTAAAACGGCAGCGTTCCAGACGGACTATCATATACTCTTGGGCTACGTCGTCGGCCAAGTGCATATCGATCCACTGGAGATAGGTTAGACGGTTGCGGTAGCGGCGGTCAGTGCCGTATACACGGTGCATACGGTCAAGAACCGGGTCGGCATCGGTCTGGCCGCTCTGGACTACGTCCATATAGCGACGGATCGCCCACCAGTTCTCGTATCGGTTGTCAGCCAGCATAGCGACTGAAATGGTGTCGTCGTACTGGTTGTCTTCTTGCGTGGGGATGTTGGTCACAAACTTGTAGTGGCCTTCCTTCTGCAGTGAACAGCTTAGTCCGGGGCAAACCCAGTCCATAATGTTGGCATTGACAACTTCCTGAGCGTCTGTCGTGTATGGTTCGGTAACGCTTGTGCGGCGTTCGACGTAGTTGACCGGGAATTCAGAAAAGCGGAGACGCGCAAAGCCCTGATGCACGGGCACCGGGTTTCGCGTCAATCGTCTCGCTTGATGCTGTAACTGTTCGGTCAAATCTGTCATCGACGAACCTTACTTCTTGACGTTGGCCGGTTCGAGCTTCTTGGGCTTCACAGCACCGCTCTTGTCAACCATCTTGTTGTCCTTGGACGGAATCGCATCCTTGACAACGACGGTCGTACCGGTCATATCAATGATCTTCGGCTTTGCGTCAATCTTTCCGAGGCCGTCTTTCGGTTTTACAACACCGGTCTTGTCGACCATCTTGTTATCCTTGGACGGGATGGCGGTCTTGACAACGACTTCGGCACTTGCGTCAACGTCGAACTTCGGCTTCTTGTCGATCTTTCCGAGACCGTCCTTCGGTTCCACAACGCCGGTCTTGTCCGGGAGCTTGGTAGCGGTGGTCTTGGCCATTTCCTTGAACACGCCGAGGACTTCGGTTTCGGAAGTGCTCTTGCCGTTGAGTCCGGTGACCTTGGTGGTCTTGAGAGCCTTGATGGTATTGGAAATCTTTTCGACGGACGGAATCTTTTCGCCGTTCTTCACTTCGAGACGACCGAAATCGTCACCCTTGGTTTCAGCTTTTTTTGCCTTCATATTGCCAAGAAACTTTTCCCAAGCGGTAGCAACGTCGGAATCACGGAAGTCAACCTTGGCCTTCACGACGCCAGTCTTGTCGGAAACAACCTTGGACTTCGCCGGGTTGGGCGTGCTGAACGGGAAGATGTCTTTGACATCGATGGTGGTATCGGTCTTGCGCGGCTGTTTCTTGGCCTCCAGAATGATCTGGGCAAGCTCGGTTTCATTAGGGAGGTCGAACATATCGAACATAGTCTATACCTTTAAATGTGCTTTACATCCTAGTTTATATGATTCTGTTTGTTTCAAAATGAATAAACTGCGTATTGAGGAATAACCGATGATTGACACGAACAACAAGCGAATCAGCCTCTTAAATAGCATCAACGCTGATATGCTGTGGGATAGCTCACAGCAGATTCTTCTTGAGATGAAGGCCAAGAAGGTGGCCGGAATTCGTCTGATCAACTACATCAACGCCGGAATTACATGGGACTCACACAAGGATATCATCCTTGATTTCTGGATTATGAACAAGTGCCGCGAGGCTGGTTTCGCGCCTCACGACTTCGACGGTATGTCTCGTGTCGTCGACTTGCCGACGCTCGCGCAGAAAAAGTATGCCGAGTGGTTCGGCTCCTACGATTTCCAGAACGAAGACCCTAACTGGATTACTTTTGTAAACGGTACGCTGAACCTTTTTTACCATACGTCTGACCCCAAAGAAGAGGAAGACGGCGAATGGTACATAGAACTTATGCAGTCCGAGATGGATGCTCGCTCTATTTGTGAAACTCAAGTGTATCACGGGTTGCCGAACATCAATACGTTTTGGAAGGTCGATACCAACTCCAAGACCGAAGAAGTCGGTGGTCGTCGTAACGGTTATATGTATACCGTCAAGCTTAAAGACTTGAATCCTATTGATACGAAGAACTTCTATTGGGGTGTAGTATTCCAGTGCAAGGAAACCGTTAGCCTTGGTTATAACGACCACGGCGAATCTAAACGCAAGTGCATCAACTGGGCGGCTAACGCGGAACACATGACTCTAGTTCAAGTGAACGCTGACGGTCGTCTAAAGATTATCCCGGTTCAAGTAGAAGGTAAGGCTTGGAAGGCAGACCGTTGGGTACCTGAAGGTATGGTTAACCAGAACCCTATGTCTCCTAGGTCGCTTTGTGAATATATTGAGTCGAATTTCGATAAAATGTACGGTGTCTGGGATAGAATAGACGCCGTCGTCAAGACGGCTCGTGAAAATACTACAGCTCGTATCAACGCCTTGAATACGTTCAACGACGAAGAGATTAAGGTATCCAAAGTTATTGGAAACGTCGACCGCTTCATTAAGGAAGGTAACGTATCGCCGAAACGCCTTGAATACAACAAGGAAGTCCGTAAGGCTCTTCTCAAGAAAATCCGTACACGTGAAAAGGAAGAGAAGAAGCAACTTAGAGACATTGTCAAAGCTGAGAAACGTAAGGAAGAGGCTAAACACGCAAAGTTTCACGTTTCTGCACAAGCTACCTAATACATAAGGCGGTTGTCAAAACCGCCTTTTAATTATCCGTTCAACAGACCAGCTAGGTCGTCATCCGATGTGTCTTCTGGAATCGAAGGAGGAGCACTTTCAATTTCGTCCCAGCTCATGTCGTCTTCGCCTTCAACCGGTTGGGCTAAGTCATCCGGCGGTGCCATAGGCGGTTCATCGGCTGGTTGGCCGCCTCCAGTCGGGAGGTTGTCGAACTGGTCTTCTTGCGGCAACTGTACGTCTATTGGGTGAATCTGGGACATGTCGTTGCTGACTTGGTTTAGTATCTGGTCTTCGTCCTTAGCGAGGCTACTGTATCCGTCCATTCCCACCTTGCTTGCAAGACCTACGATTTTAGTGCCGTCTTGTACCTTGTTAGGGTTTACGCCAACGGTCGCTTGAAGATGTTCGACCGCATCGGAACTGGAAGGCGTGTTCATCGCACCTTCGATAAGGTACTCGTACAAGTCGGTCACCGCTTTTTTCATTGAAGGCGACACCGATTCAAGAACATTTTTTAACGACTTGTGCATAATGCGACCTCTTAGATAAATCGAACGATGTTCGGGTTCTGGCAGATGATAGCCGCCGAAAGCTTCTTTGCGCCACGTTTCCTTATTCGTATCCGTTTTTTCTTTACCGGTACTGCGGTGACGGGTTCATTGGGTGGTTCATTTTTGGGAACAGTGGTGACATCATGTGAAACCGGGTCCGTGTTTGTTGCTTCCTCGTGTATATCTACTGGAGGCTGAACGAGTTGGACGGTTTCCACCGAAGTTATATCGAGGGCATTTTGTGCCTCAAAGTTTGATTTTTTCTTAGCCATATCCGTAGTTTATACGTTCCGCTTTTCCATGAATGAACTAGTTTAATTCTTACGATAAAAATCCTATAGGAGAAAAACCCAATGTCCACTGAACTAATCATTGTACTGCTTGTGATTGCCGCGTTGGCGGTCGTAGTCGGCCTCTTAATCGCATCTGTGTCGAAGAAAGCAGCCGATACCGACGACTTAGTCATCGATCAGGACACGCCAGCGGAATACACTCTAACAGTTGACGAAGCACAAGCACCCGCAACTGAAACTGGAATCGTATCGGCTCCGATCGTTCCGGTTGTTAGCGAATCTGCCGAAATCGTGGTTCCGACTGCAGAAACGGCACCCGCCGAAGTTCCCGAAACTCCGACCGCTGAACCGGTTAATGAAACCACTAATACTGAACCGGCAGAAACTGCCGAAGTGGTGGTGACTGAAACTGTCGCAGCCGTCGAAGCTGTTGAAGCTGCTACCGAAACCAAGGTCGAGGAACCGAAGCCGACCAAGAAGAAGGCCACCAAGAAGGCCGCTACGAAGTCTACCAAGGCCACGACCAAGAAGACCACGAAGAAAACTACCAAGGCCACCAAGACCAAGGATGTTGCCAACTTCATCGACACGCTATCCAAGCCGACCGAAAAGAAGACTCGTACTAGAAAGAAAAAGTCCGACGATGTTAAAATCGTCGTGACGGCACCTCTCGGTAAGACCAAGTCAATTAGAAAAAAGAAAGCCTAAGAGCTGAGCATTAGGATTTCTCGAACCGCTGCCAGTAGGTAGCGGTTATCATTTGTATCTGTACGTTATTCGGCCACGTTCTAGGTCATACGGACTTATCTCGACAATTACTCGGTCGTCCGTGCATACTTTGATGAATGCTCTTTTTTCCATCTTACCCGACAATCGGGCTATTAGCTGGTGACCGTTTTCCAGCTGTACGGTGAAGAATCCGTTACCACGTTCTTCCGTCACAATTCCGTTGACTGATATGCTTGCTTCCTTAGCCATTTACTTCCTTTTTCTGGTGGTTTTGATTGTGGGCGGCCAATAATGACTGCAGATAGTCCTCTATAAAGATGAACTCGTGATTGACACTGGCTACCTTACCACCAATCATCGCGTAAACTAGTACGCCGGTGCGGTTTCGGAATACGCAGCAAGACTGTCGGTCGTGGGTTACTCGAATCGTTACGACATAGTCGGAATATTCGTAACCCGGTCCGGACTTGCAACCGACCACGCTGACAGCGCGTGAATACTTGGTTATCTTAACCGAAGCTTCATCGACCAGCTTTTTGAAGGCGGCTTGGTCTTGGGTCAGTGCCAAGGAATCGTATATATCTCGTTTCATAGTCATATAAACTGGAGTTTATTCCTTGTCATGTAAAATTTGCATTACAAATTCGGAAGTATTATATTTATTCACAATTCCACCAAGCGAGTGCGGATGAAGACCTATGAAGAAGACTGGTCTACAAAGAAACTGATTGAGGAAACTGTCAAGTACAAGATCCTCGGACGAAAGGCTGAAACCGAGCTTTTTCGCGAATTCCATTCTATCAAGGACGAAAAACGTCGCAACGATATCAAGGTTGCCATTATTCAGTCCAACTTGAGGTTCGTGTTGGCGGTAGCCAAGGCGTACAAAAGGTCTACTGGGCTTCCCATTAATGACTTCTTTGCCGAGGGAAAGCTGGGTATGCTTGAAGCGTTTAACAAGTACGACTATACCAGCGGTACAAAGTTCGGTTCATTTGCCGTATTCGAGGTCAGGCGCCACATGGACTTGATAGTCCACAACAGTGACATCGTCCGCGTTCCGGTTCGAATTAGAAAACGCGTACTCAAAGCAAAGAAGAAAGGCGAGTCCGTTGATAATATCCAGTACGGTCGTCTTGCGGAAAACGCAGTGTCCGAACCAGCATCTGTCGAAAGCAGCGTGATTGGGGAAACCGCGAGCAACAAGTTCCCGCTTATACTTGCTGAAACGCTTGCGTCAGACGAACGTACCGATGCGGCTCTTGACGACGAAATCTGCCGAGAAAAGCTTAAAAACGCACTCGAAGATAACTTGACCCCCGAAGAGACTAATTTACTGCGTAGACTGTATGGCTTGGATGGATACGAAGATACCGTTAGTGAGATTTCAGCTGAACGTCGAGTCAGCAAGGAAATCATACGTCGCATCAAGAATCGTGCTTTGGCAAAGCTAAGAAACGTACCCGTCGTGTCCGAGCTTCGAGACGCACTAGGTAACTGATGGGTTTTCTGAAAAACATTGCAACGAAATTATTCGGTACCAAGGACGACGATATAGTCGAAGTTGAACATTTAAAAAGAAGGTCATCTATGGCTGAAGAAGATTTTGGTTCTACCATCATTTTCAATAACGGTGTCCCGGACTACAACGTTACGCTGGGGAATACCGGTGAAGGCGAACGTGTCAGTATGTCCGCCATACAGCAAACTATGAGAGAAACTGATATGATTAACCAGCGTCATCGAGTAGGAGGTAGAGGTATGGGAATTGGTTTGAACACTATGGCTCAGCAACCAGCACCTCAACCTATGCAAAATCAGCAATTCGCTGGAAACTATGCACAACCGGCTGTGTACCAGCAACCGCAACAGCCGCAACAAATACCGCCAAACTACTATCCGCAGCAACCAGTACAGCAACAGGTACCGCAGATACAACCGATGCCACAAGGCATTCCTATTACACAGCCGCCTCAGCAACAGCAACCGCAACCTCAGTCAGCTTACTACTTGCAAGAGCCGTTCTCCGAGCTGATTATGACGAACGACGAATGTCACGTTATAGTGGACTTGCCGGGAATTTCGAAAGAAAACGTGACGGCGACGCTGACTCCGCAGAACGAGGTCTCAATTACGTTCACTCGAACCACTTTCGTAGACAAGCTTACCGCTGAACTGAAGGCCGCAAAAAAGGTAAAGGGTGCGAAGGGAACAGCCAAGGCGAAGCCGAAAATCACTTCCCAAGTGAACATTCCGGACTACTTACTTGGAACCCACACCGTCGTCTACCCGATTCCTAGACCGGTTGACAGCAATAACATCAAGTGGAACTTCGATAACGGACAGTTCCATTTAACCCTTGGCTTCTTGACACCGCTCGAAGGAACAACAATTAAGCTTGGCTAAGGCAAGAAACCTATAAACTAGGGAGTAACTGAACAGGTTGCTCCCTATGCTTTTTTTAGAGACGGTTAAGAAAATCTGCGGCACAAATAAGAACCTTTACGAGGCCATCCTAAGCTTGTATAAGAACGACCCAGAACACTTTATTTTCACGTTCTGTCAAGAGCTAGATGCAAACGTTTCGAAAGCGTACGACGAAGGCGTACTTGATCGCATTTTTTCGAATGAGGGAATACTGTTTAATGTGCTGGGCGCTAATGTCAAATTGTCAGTCGGTAAACAAGACTACACCGTAATATATAACGCCGGGTTCGGAGGCGTTCGTAATGATTCGGTCAATATCTCAATAATGGACCAAGTGGCTAGGATATGCAGCGAGGAAGGTAATAGTTACGAGTTGAACCGGAGCGACCCGCACTATCGGAACCGGATAGCTCTTGACGCATATGTGCTTGCAAAGCCAGAAATAAAAGCACAACTGGCGAAGAAACTTCCTAAATATTCAGTACGCAGAAACGTATATTAAAAGAAATCCCGGTCGTTAAACCGGGATTTCTCATTATGATGACGATTTTTTAGTGATTTCCGCAGTTGCAGCCTTTCTTGACAGTCCCGTACGCTTTGCGAACAACGCTGCTGACCTTGTAAACTGCCTTTAGAGCGGTCATCTTGTACTTCTCAGGAAGAACCCACATGTAGTCCTTGACTTCTGGGAAATCCTTAACCAAAGATTCGATCGCGTTTGCTCCGGTATACTTGTTTCCGTCCATAGCGATGTACTCAAAGTCGGAAGCGTTCTGCGGAGCCGGAACATAGTCCACTCGGTCGCCAATCTTGCGTTCGACAAGACGGCGATACTGTGAACAAATCGGACATCCGTTGTCGTAGATGAACTTTGGTTTTGCTTTGATGACACTACTCATTACCACGCCCCAAAGCTGACTTTGCCAGCGCACTGGCTAGTTTCGATATTTCCGTCGCGGTCAAGTGTCGTAACTTTCGGCGAAGCGAACGTGTACGACTGTTCACCGAAGATGTCCTTCATCCTCTCGATGATTGCCTCTTGGTCGCAGAACTCTCCCGGCTTGCATTCTTCAGCACCTTCGATGTTCTTTTCACGAAGCATGTCGTTAGTTCTGTCGGTGACTTCCTTCAAGTGGTCTTCGTCGATAGAACCGTCGGTGAGGCTTTCCATCTTTGCGGCATCGTTGAATGCCATGACCGTCATGATGTCGTTGAGAGAAATGCCCGGAATCGGCTCGATTTCGTCTTGGTTGAACGAGAATTCTGGCCAACAGCCGTCGTTTCCTTCGCAATATTCATCCATGTCGTTAGTCGGCTTTGCGGTTGTAATAACCGGACCGTCGGAACTCTTGATGATAAGGATAACTGGCTTGTTGCAACATCTCGTTGTGACATAGTCGCCCGGATGGAACTGATGTTCGCATTCCGGGTCACCGTCCACACAGCATTCCAAAGCTTTCTTGAGAGAACCGATGCCACCAATCTTAGCACCGAGACCCTTTCCGAAGATCCCTTCGATTTCCGTGTCGGTCAATTCGGCGTCAGGCTTTTGTTCAAAAATTGGACGCTTGGTCTTGACCTTGTCGGAAGTCAAGTTTCCAGAACTTCCGCCAACTGACTTGGAGTCAGCCGT